ATCGTAGTCTGGAGGGTTATAAAGTGGATCATTAAGTACTTTAGATTCTGTAGCAATCAAGTAATAGATTAGCCGAGGTATGTAAGACTCCCAAACTTCTTCTGTTGACTCAGAGGCATTGAATCCAGCATCCGGAAACATTAGAGAAACTGCCGTTTCTAATGCTTTTCTAGTTCCTTTTGCTTTGTATAGGTAGACTGCTTGACGTAATTGCCCTCTCCACCTATCAACATCTCCAGTCAAAACTTTCCACCCTATGAGGGCTCCTAAATAATTTAAAAATCGTTTGTCACACCTCTGGACGTCAACTAGGGATCCTATATCATCTACCAAAGAATTAACATCATACGTTGCAAAACTTAAAGCTTTTAAAAATCTTTGGAAAGGCCCCGCTGTTATTCTCTTTGAATTGTACGTACCCAAAGATATTAAAAGCTCTAATTGTGTTTGTAATTCAGTAGCCGCTTCATCATTGGGGTTATACCAAACATCTATAAGGGTTTTTAACCCATCCAACAACTGTGTTCCTGACGCGTAAATATTTGCCGAGGTAGTAGAGCTAGCTTGATTAAAAATGGGAGGAATGTACCTCATCCCAGATGCAGTTTGTACCTCTTTATTTCTCCAGATATACTCAAAAAGACCTTTAACTCCATCCCTTTCTTCAATGCTTTTCCCTAGATATGTGGAGCTAACGAGAAGATTTTGTGAAATAGTGGACGCCGCAAAACCGGCTGTGGGGCCTGGAAAATTTAGAAGGTACAGCCATGAAAGATTATCAATTAAGTATTGATGTGCTGCGCCAGTACTACTAACTGCTGCATTAATGTTGGCAGAAACTCCAGATACAAATGACGTAGTTGGATTATTTAATGGGATACTTGGAAGGAGAGTTCCAGATACATATGTCTCCCAGTCACTTGAACTTTTAAAGTCGGACAAACTTTTCCCAAAAGCTCTTAGAATTTTATTCTCAAACAAATAAGGTTGTATATTTGTAAGCTCATTCTTTGGAATAAAATGTCCTCTTATGCCACTTAGTGTATACGCAGGCAGAGTATTCGAGATAGGAATCAGGGTAGTACAGTCCTTAGCCGCAAGGATAATCTTCCCGAGGGTCGAATACAGAACATCCTCTTCCTCCCCAAAAATAGTCGAGTCAGTATCTTGGTACATAGAGGGCACAATTTTCTGAATTACATCAATATAATTATACTGATAATAATTTTTGTTTGTCCCTAGAGAACCTAATCCTGTCCTTCGAACCATTTTATACGTACTCGATATTTATTTCAACGTTGTTTAGTTGAACAATCTCATTAAAGTCTAGTTTTATATCTTCTGAATAGTTATCTATCGTAGAGAACCTAATTTCTTGAACTTCAAAGATATCCCTTTGTAAGTCAGAAAGTTTAACTCTTTCCCCAAATGATCTACTGTCTACACTAAAAAAATTAATTACTTTATCAGCTGCGGACCTCTTAACACTTTCTTCGAATGGCTCAAACTCTCTATCCGCAAAGATCGTAATGACAAGGTCTACCGTACGAACTAAACCGTCAACAATCGTAACCTCGTCAGTAATCATTTTATACTTGTTAAGGTAAGCTAAAAGCTCTTGTTTAAAGGGTAAAGAAGCTCTCTGTACCTGTAGCTCTGTAGCTTTTGATATGACATAAATATCAATCATATTTGCCCCAGCTCCAGATCTTCTTAAAACTGCTTGGGCTTTTGCTGTTTGACCTACGGTGCTAACAAACTGATTTGCGTATGCTGTATAGTCCTCTCCGGTAACAGCTCTATACTGAGTCTTGAAGAAATACGGAGCCCACTTTTTAGCGTGCTCTACTGTTTCTGCGTTAGCGCCTCCCGCAGAATGTGTGGAATTTTGTATAGTAATACTCGTGGCTCCTTTCGAAGAATGTGCCGCATTGATACTCTGGTTGATAGTAACTGCGGGAACATTTCCGCGAGAGCCACCACCTATTCTGTAGAAAACTCGATACTGTACTCCACCAGCGGGAGATTTTCCTCGGGTATTGTCACCAAACACAAGGGTACAAGAGTAATCGTCATTATAGATCTTTTGAAAAACTGCGTCCTTTCCATCATCAGCTAGGAAAAGATTCTCAACTTCAGTGTAGATATCCCCTGTGTTTGCAGAGACGACGATACTTTTTTCCACGATGGAGGGGCTAGTCAGATTAATCGATTGAATAGTGTTTAAGTTAGAAAAGGTTCCAGCTTGACTCCTCAATTCTCCTTCCAACAAAACAAGATTATTAAACTGAGTTCCTGCATTTATAGTATCGCTATCCTGCAAGATAATATCTNTATTGTTTAGATCTATTACTCCAGTAGTCAAATTTGTTTCATAAAGGGTGAAGAAGAGTGCTCCACCATCTTTTGTNTTAGGAACAGAGAAAGTTCTGGACGCTAAAGGAATAGTCATAGTTTCACCAGTTCCAACTGATCGACTCGTTGGTACGGTAGCTCTTACAGTCGCTTTACTAGCAATTGGACCCTTTAACGAAATTCCAACTAAGTTTAAAAGCTTGGAGAGATTACCAACAGTCTGAACAGTGGGGAGATAAAGCTCATTGGCTAATAAATCAGACTTTAAAGATATAACACTAGCGAGATATGAAAATAACTCTACTAATACAATACCCAAATCAGACTCTACAAAGTTAGTGTAGTCTAGAGGATAAACCGCTTTCAAGTAACTCAATAACGCCTCTTTAAACTCAGAAAAATCAGCAGTAGAATAGTCTATAAACTGAGACCTTAAATTATCAGGTACAATCCCTAGCGCGAGGAAGTCGGATTTTACAGTACCATCAAAAGCACTGGTTCCGTAAATATTATCATTTTGAGCCATTATACTCTAAGCTCCACAATTTGAGTTGTTGATACGTCTTCAATTGTCGAAAAGGAAATCGATACAGTTAATTGATGCATAGTATTGTTGAAGTCTAAAGAAAGGTTTTTTAACACAACTCTAGGTTCATAGGTTGCTATTGCAGATCTTATTTCTGATATTAGTTCCGTCTTTCTACTTTCATCCATGTGAGAGAAAACGGAAGACCTTAACGACGTGCCAAATTGAGGCATCATAACTCTCTCCCCTTTATTTGTCAAAATCAACTGTTTCAAACTAGAAGAAATAGAAGTTAACCCTTGGGTTGCTGTAAAGAATCCGCCGGTTCCAGAAACTACCGGAAACTCAAATCCATAAATAGGACTGAATTTAGACGTAGTTAAATAATCAATTCGTTGGGGGGTGGAAATCATTTTTTACTAAGTAGCAATATTCTTAAAAAATCCTTTTTGAGCATTGAAATTTTGCTTAGCCTCTGTACTAGATAGGGGCTTGCCGTAAACCTTGAAACTTCCAATATAGCCATTCAGACCGCTTTTCCATCTTGCATCCGTTAGCGGGATACTTCTATTGTGCTGAGACACAGCTCCGCTCCCTCCAGTATTGTCGTAATAAGAATCATTAGTATTATACCCTAGAAAACCTGCGTATGATTGGGTATCCCCATTGACCTTCCCCGCTGGGATTCCGTCCGTAAATCCGCCTCCTAAAACCCAAGGCGTAAAAGTTTCACCGTCAAGGGAAACAGAAGGTCCGTAATTTGCGTCTGCAGGGCTGAAACTTTGCTTATAAACAGACATAGTGCCTCCATCATCTTCATCTGCCCAGGTTGGGACATTCAAAGATTGTGCATATCCGACCATGAGGGAACTAGCCATATTTACTTCGTGCCAAAGTTCTCCATCAACCATAGTTCTAAGCTTGTTGACGTTATAGTCAAAACTTAAACACATATGCACGAAAGTATTACTAACATCCCCCAAAGTAACTCCATTGTTTACTCCGGAAACTGGGGTTGAAACACCAACTCCAGAAAATTGAGACGTAGGAACTGCTACACTTGTGCCACTCTCATCTCCAGTGTATCCAAAATCTTCTACTAAACATACGCTATGACCCCAATCTCTTGTATTAGTTTTCTGTTGATTCTGAGACACAGTTGGTTTTACAATAAACTCTACGCCACTTGTAGTTGCAGGGAGTCCACCTATGTCTCTAAACCCTATAATTAAACCGTGAACTCGATCTGTCCTGGTTTTTTTTACTTCGGGCAACCCCGAAGGTTTAGTCCATTGTAGCCTGTCGGGGAGGACTTGAGCAGTCGTTAATAATCCCCCCGAATTTTCATTCGCTAGAAGAAGTCTATACCTGTGGTCCCCTTTAAACCCTCCTAAAAGATTCGGAACATGGGTCCAAAAATCGAACGAGAAGCCTCCTCCTTTGGGATCTCTGGAGGGGTCTTCATCTTTAGTATATGTTAAGTTGTTTAACGTTTTTTGTGCAAAAAAGTTAGCATTACCTTCCCTGTCTTTATTAGTAGGAAGAACTGCATAGCAGCCGCCCTGTGCACCGGCATCTTGAACTCTGTCTGGGTTATAGAAAGTACCTCTAAAATATGGAATACCCAATCCTGAGGGGAATGCCCAATCAACCCCAGAACCAACTAACTGAGCATTCAAAAGCCCTGAAGAATCGGGTACATTATTATCCAAATTATACTCCAAGGATGCTGCTTCTACTACGTTAGGACGCAAGAAATTATACATGCACATTAAACTATCTCGTACAATATGGTCTTGCAGGGACAGGACAAAAGCTCCTGTACCACTAACTACAGGGTCCCCATCAACACTTGGGAATTCTCCAATAGGGGTTGGGGATATAGAAAACTTATCCAACACTGAGTAAGGTTGAGGTTCGGACACTAAGAACTTCGGAGTTACGGGCAAAATCGTATCCTCTAGGTCTTCAGAAAATAACACTAAATCCTTCTGCTCCCCCAAACTTAGTCTAATAGGTTTTCCTTTTAAGAAAGTAAAATCATTTACTGGGATTCTTTCAATGGGAGTCCAAAAACCTGAGGAATCCATATTTGAATCCACAAGATGAACAAGAACTCCATCTCCAAGACCTATGTTTTTAGGGGGCGGCGGANAACCAGGTGCTCCTTCATATGAAGTAGTAAAACTATACGTTNCGGAAGCGAACAGAGCTACTAGCTGTAGCTGCTTCTTTCTCTTTCTTATTTTATCGTCGTAGGTAGCTGCAATTGCTCCAAGGCTATTGTAGTAGTTAACTACCATTGCGGAATCCATGGAATAAGCAGTAGCTGACACTTCAATAAGGTCATTTATCTGTCCAGACACAATAGAGATTTGCCTGCTCTTATTCCTTTCCAAGTTCTGAAGGATATCATCAGAGTCATAGTACAGGGCAACAAGTTTAGAGTCTGAAATATAATCATCACTGAAAACTGTATCCTTTAGGTCCGTTAGGTTTTGATCACCGTAAAAAATACCCTTACCGCCAAGATTGGGAGCATACTCCAACTCCCAAGATNNTGAGTCCAAANCGCTACCGCTCACAACCGGGAGACCTCCTCCTCTAGAATCATAGTAAAGCCCGTCCTGAGACAACACGAATTGTCCTTTCACTGAGACCGGAGGACCGTATGTTAAATCAAATACCGGAGGAGGTGCAGACACATCCAATCCCTGCATTTCAAGCGAAAAGGAATTAAACATCTCAAAATTCGCTTGCATGGGAAGAACTACATTCTCCTCTACATATTCCTTAAAGTTTTTAGCAACACCCGGAAAATATTGATCAGGAAGATCATCCGTGTTAACAGCAGGCTCCTCTAGTTCCCCCCTACCTCTTTTTGTAATAATATCATTTGAACGGGTAATAAGACTGTTAACCGAAGCAAGGTCCCCCCGTAAACCGCCAACCTCCGCGTCAAGCAAAACTACTTTTTCAGAGTTGTTAACCGTTGAAGAAGCCTCTAGAGAAGGGATTTCCGACGAGAAACAAGAGAGTTTTGAGTTTAATGACTCTGCAATAGGACCGTANTNTGAAAGATCAGNAAGACCCAGTGGATTATTCGTCAGTACGTTTTTTTCATCTTCTTGAAGAGCGTCAAGAGATTGGGATAGAGAGGCTACGGGCAGCGATAATTTAGAAGCAGCACTTATATCGTTCTCTAACGAATTAGTGCTTTTGACAGCTGTACGACCTTGTACTGGAGAATATACGGATACTGTTCCAGCGAGGCGATCTCTTCTTCTAGTTTTATACGCAATTTTAGTATTTAGATCTTCCTTTTGCTGTGCTGCAGTATTAATCAAGGATTGAAGAGAGGTAGTCGGAATAATCGACAGTTCGTCATTTGTGATATCTGATAGTTTACATGTCATAATTAATTACCTCCGGTAGGTACATAATCCGCGCCTTGGGGCTTTCCGAACCCTATAATTGTTTGCACCCTCTGCCTGCTTGAAAACTG